TGAGAAGGGCGGCATCCTAGACGATTGCGGTCCATCCAGCACGGCAGCCGCCGTGGCGTGGGCGTCCAAGTACACCGTTGACCCGTCCGCTGGCGATGGCATCAAGGCGAAGGCGAAGGCAACAGGGTTCGTGGAGAAAGAGGGAGTGTCCGACAACGGCTCGTCCCTCGGTGACCTGATTAAGACCGCCAAGGAACTTGGTGCCAAGGCACGCTACGCCAAGTCGTGGGATGACGTCGTCATCTCTGCGCATCGTGGTGCCGGACTCATCATCTGGGTCCAGCAGGCTGTGGATTACCCAGCCGTGGAGATCAGCGAGTGGCACAAGAAGTGGCAGAACTACTGGATTAAGAAGGACAAGAAGCACATCGCCGTTGGCTATGGTCATATGACCGCAGCAGGATGGGACGCGGTTGATGGCTGGCAGTGGGCGTGTCCTACCCGCAAGGGCAAAGGCAACGAGAAGTTCGGGGTCGTTGTGACCGAAGAGCAGCTCAAGCAGATTGCCGCAAGCAAGAAGAAGATCACGGGTGGCGCGGCTTTCAAGCACGTTGCCATCGTGGAATGGAAGTAAGGAGTCCCAATGTATAGCGACATTAAGGCGGGCATCCGCTGGATCATTGACAACACGGGCGTAGACGAGGCACTCATTGAGTTTGGACGAACGTTCATCACGGTCTCCATCTCCGTCGCCCTCGGTCTTGGCATCCCGCTCCTAGACATCACTGGCGGAGACTTCCGCACGGTGCTGTCCGCAGGGCTGGCATCAGGCCTTCAGGTACTCATCAAGTTCCTTGACCCAAAGAACAGCGCGTTCGGGATCAAGGAGAAGTCCCCAGAGGATAAGGCTGCCGCAGAAAAGCAGTTTGACATCTAATGTGGGTCTACGTTGGAGGGACGTTTGATCTCTTCCATTACGGACACGCTCGGTTCCTAGAGCAGTGCGCAAAGCACGGCAAGGTAATCGTGGCACTCAACACGGACGAGTTCGCTGCTCGGTACAAGCGGCAGCCCGTCTTGACACTTGGGGAACGGATTGAGTCGGTTCGGTCCTGCCGATGGGTAGACCAAGTAGTGGTCAACATCGGGGACGAGAACACCGGGGAAACCATCGACTCTATGAAAGACAAGAAGATCTCCTACATTGCCCACGGAGACGACTGGCAAGGGGAGGCGCTCCTGAAGCAACTTGGCATTAGTTCCGAGTGGCTGAAGGAACGAGAGATTGCAATGCTTTACCTGAAGTATACAGACAGCATCTCTACCAGCGATATTATTAAGAGGGTCAATGGCAACATTCACAGCGATTGTGACTGCTCATGCGGATGCAGCGGGGATGGTACGCACGGTCGACTCCCTGCTCGCTCAGAGTAGGAAGCCCGATGAGATCATTGTCCTCGCTAGTGACATTGATCTGGAGGAAGCTCGCAAGCGGTACACTGGCGTCACCTTCTACGCAGAGCCGAACCTCAACGACTGGGGTCACGACAAGCGGGCCAAGGGGCTTGACTTGGCGACATCTGATTACGCGGGTTGGTTCAACCACGACGACTCCTACGACCCGCACTACATCGCGGAAATGATGTGGCAAGCGGAACTTGGCAACGATGTGGTATACTGCGGGTGGTCTAAAGCGGCTACTCCACGGTTCCAACTTGGAAGCTCCACCTCTGGCAATTACATCGCCAAGGTTGATGTTGCCCGAAAGGCTGGGTACACAGACCGCCACTATGAGGCAGACGGCACCTTCATCAACAGGATTGCCGCCGTCGCCAACTCCATCAAGTTCCTTCCTGGGACTTTGTATTTCCACAATGAGGTGAAGTAATGCCAAAGAGCGCAGCGTGGCAACGTAAAGAGGGCAAGAACCCAAAGGGTGGCTTGAACGCCAAGGGACGCGCATCTTACAAGGCACAGACTGGCGGAACGCTTAAGGCTCCCGTCAAGAAGGGCGACAATCCTCGCCGCGCTTCATTCCTCGCCCGTATGGGCGGTATGCCTGGTCCAGAGCGAGACGAGAAGGGACGACCGACTCGACTCCTCCTCAGCCTGCAAGCCTGGGGGGCGAGCAGCAAGGCTGATGCAAAGAGCAAGGCAGCATCTATTAGCAGTCGCCTCAAGGCGAAGAAGGCTTGAAGCCGCTCAGTAACGATGTTGCTATCGACCTCGCTCGCGGTAGGTCCGACATTGAATTCTTCGCACTCCGATGGCTCGGCATTCAGGGAAACCCAGGTCAGGTAAACTGGTGGAAGGCGTGCAGTGAAAGAGACGAAACGGGCTACCGCCCGCGCTACATCACGACGGTCGTCTCAGCTGGGAACCGTGCAGGAAAGACTCTTGCTATGGCTGTTGTGTGTCTCCATCACGCGCTATACAAACTAGGGACACCAAACCCAGACCCCAACGATCCAGAGTCCGCAGTCCGCTGGTCAAACGCTCCATACGAGTGGTACCACGTAGGCATCCAGCAGGAGACCGCAGAGTTGGTCTTCCGTGAGGTAGAGGCAATCCTCGGCGGCAACCATCCGGCACAGAAGGGCAGGGGTTGCCCACTCTCCAAGGAACTGGGCAAGATCATTGACACCTCCAAGAAGTATCGCGGAGAGTATCCTTGGATCAAGTTCCACCCCGTGGTTGGTGGGGCCAGCATCCACTTCCGCACCACACAGGATCGCGCCAAGGCACTCCTCGGCAAGGATATGAATGGCATCTCCTTTGACGAAGCAGCCTTTGAGCCGCACCTCGTGATGATCTACCAAGAGGTCCTGAACCTCCGCCGACTCTCCACTGGTGGTCCGCTCCACTTCATCGGGACACCAAGCGAGGGCATCAACGATTACTCCGAACTCTGGGAGAAGGGAAACCCAGAGAACCCAGCGAGGGACGACAAGTTCACTTCCTTCCGACTCTCCACCCGCGACAACATCGGATACGGGTTGACGCAGGAGAACTTTGACGATGTGGTACGCCAACAGGCTCCCTACCTCATCCCGCAGAACATTGATGGGTACTTCATCGAGGCGCGAGACGCCTTCTTCTGGAGCCAATCCATCCTCGCGTCCTACAAGACGCTAGACGCAGAGATCTCACCAGAGCGGAATCACCGCTATGTGCAGGGCGTAGACCCAGGAATCTCGCACGACGCGACCTGGGCGATCACACTGGACATCACCGACCGCAGGAAGATCCGTGGCGTGCGCATCCGAAAGCGCAGCGGCAAGCAGAGTATCTCCGCAGTTGTTAATATGGTGAGAGAGGGACACCTCCTCTACAGCCAAGACGGCGCCTTCTGCACCACCATCGTGGACTCTACTGGTCTCGGTGGCAGGCTCTTCCAGCAGGAGTTCTCAATGATCCGCCCGCTCCGAGGCTTTGACTTCGGTGGCACCAAGGCGAAGAAGGTGGAACTCCTGAACGACCTGAAGGCCGTGATTGACAAAGGTCAAGTCGAGTTCCCCATTGGTGGTCCTTGGGACGAGCTGAAGCGGCAACTCCTCATCTATCGACTTGACGATAAGAAACTTGAACAAGACGCCGTGATGGCACTAGCAATCGCCGTGCGACACGCGCTGCGTAATCCTGAGAAGGGCGTGGAGAATCCCACCTTCACCTATTTTGGAGTGAGTGATTAATGGCTAAGGTCCGTAAGATCCCAGCAGTGTTCCAGGATACGCGAGGCGTACCTGGTCAGTACACGACTGACCCAGAGGTCGCAAAGCCAGAACAGATTGCTGCCATTGGCAAGGCCATTGACAAAGCGCGACGACTTCAGAAGGGCGCTGTCATCCGCGACCGACTTGATCGTGTCGCCCCACTCGCCACATCACCGACGAAGATCAATAGCTCCGGCGGCGGCTCCCTCCGCCTACCCGCCCCTGTTGCAATGAACGCCACCTCCAAGGGCAGCCGACGCGCCCCTGGGGGTTTCTCTGCTGGTCTACGTGGTGGTTCTGGAACCCTCCGCATCCAGCCAAACGTAGAGAAGGTGTCGCCAAGCGAAGCCGCATCGCTGAAGATGCTGGAGTCCTCGCTGGTTGCGCAGGAACTTGATCCAAAGCAGAACGACGACTACACCTTGCTCCAAGAGATCCTTGGTCGCAAGCAGTTGGTCGATCCAGAGCAGAACCGCCTCAAGGCGCTGTTCCGCCGTATGGACAACCTCTATCACCCAGAGACGATGACGCTCGGTGGTGCAGACCACTGGTCGGAAGATCCAAGCGCCCGCCTCGCTGGTCGCGCCCACGTCTCCGTCAACATCCACCACGCCTACGTCCAGATCCCTGCGGCGATCCAAGCGGTTCGCCCAGTCATCAACTACGTCCCAACTGGATCCTCACAGGAGGAGCGTGAAGCCGCCGCCCTGCGCGAGCGGCTCTACTTCCGTTGGTGGGATGCCAACGAGATGGACCTTCTGCACGAGCAGGCTGCACTCCTCAAGGAGTTGTACGGCCACACCGCCGCCAAGGTTTACTGGGATCCAATTGAGCGTGTTCCAAAGATCTCTATCATCGAACGCCCTGAGAACCTTTATCTCGGCTTCGGCAACAGCGACTACAACCGCCTAGACTGGGCGCTCTACACCTACGGAATGTCGCCACAGTCCATCCAAGAGGACTACGGCGTTGACGTCATCCCTGTCAAGCAGGGTGAGAAGTGGTTCCCGTACACGAGCCGTGGCAGCCACGCTGACCCAATCGGCAACGTGTGGGCGAACGCCTTTGAGCGCAACCCGCTCCGCCGCGAGACTGCCTACGAGCAAATGCAGGTAGAAGTCTACGACTACTGGTACAAGGTTCCGACGTCGCCAGGGAAGGCGCCGTTGGTGTACAATGCTATCTACGTGGGCAACACGCTCGTCAAGAATGACGCGCACCCTGAGTACGCAGGACAGATCCCGTACATCCACCTCCCGAACGGGAAGATCCCAGGCAGCCCATACGGCAAGCCTGCGCTCTACGATCCTGAGCAGCTCCTCCGCGAGAAGGACGAGCGGGTCACTGCAATGGCGCAGATGATCCAGTCCATCGTCGGTGGTCAGATGTGGCAGTTGGTCGGAGCCGAGGCTCCTGACGAGGTGCCACCAAACGCGCTGCCAAAGCCGGGTCGTGTCGCAACGCCTGGTCCAGGCAACGAACTCCGTGCCATCCAGCCGTTCATTCCACAGTTCCAGATTGAAGCCTACGTTGCCCGCATCGACCGAGAGTTGACCGTGGCAACTGGACTCAACGACCTGCTCCTTGGTCTCGCGCCCGCGCAGGTGCTGGGTTCGTCCCGCGCCATCGCCGCGCTTATCGCCAACTACGAGTCCCGCCTCGCGCCAAAGCGCAAGGTGTTCTACTCGTGGATGAAGAAGGTCTGGGAGATGTGCGCCCGCGTGTGGGAGGCAAAGGATCCTGCGGTCAAGTCAATCATTGCTACCGAATACCGCATTGAGATTGTTGCCCCAGAACTCACGCCACGAGACACGCTGGAACTTGCCAGCACCGCGATCAACCTCGTACAGAACCGAATCTGGAGCGCCGAGCGTGCGATGGATCGTGTGGGCGTGGAAGATCCGATTGGCGAGAAGGAACTCATCCGAGACGAGCAGACCGATGCAACCCTCAACCCTGCGGCTGTTGCCACGATG